TAAACCGCAAAGGTGTTCGTGGTCACATTGCGCACACTAACGGCTTGGCCATTCAACACAGCGGCATCCACCCCCGTCAACCCTGCCAAAGTCACCACATCGCCGTTGGTGAGCCCGTGAGTAGTGGCCGTGATGATGGTGGGATTGCCCAAACTGATGGCAGAAATGGTTTTGGCTGCGCCTGTACCGGTGCCAATTGAAATGTCAGTGCCCTGCGCAGAAATCGCGGTGGAAGTCATAAAGGTTCTCCAGAAATGAAAAAACCCGCCGAAGCGGGTTGAGGGGGAAAAGTCCGCCTGGGGGCGGATAGGGACGAAAAAAAACCCGCTCAAGGCGGGTGGGGTGGGGGATGGTTTGTCATCCGCAGGCGGGATAACTCAGTCAGGTGTGCCAGATCGAAAAGTCCGACATCACGCGGTGCAGCTTGACCTCGCTCTCGTAGATGTCCTGGGCCAAAATTTGCACGTTGGGCAGTGCCCACTGGGCCATGAGGTCAGCTACTGCGGCGGCGATCTGCTGCGCTTGTGCATAGGTGTTGGCATAGACATCTACCTGTAAACGGGTATTGATCAAGCTGGTGCGCCCGGCCATCGCGTTTTCGACGTTTTCCGTCACGCGCTGGTACACGATGAAGGGGTGATCCACCCCATCCGGGGCAATTTGTGGATAGACCCGGTCTTGGGCGTCGGTGGCGTTTTGCACCAGCGCCACAAACAATTCCTGCATGTTCATGAGCGGCGCGCCTTTTCTACTTCTTGGGGAAGGCGTTGCAGCAGGTACTGGCGCATGGCCTGAACCGATTCGTACTTTTTGGCCTCATAGGCTGGCCGCAAAAACGGATGCGCAGGCACAAACACCCCCGTGGCATGTTGGTGATGCCGGTGGCGCTTCCAGTTGGTGTTTTTGGGTTTGGGGGCGACGTAGTAATGACCCAGCTCGACCCAAGCGCCATAGAAGGCGTCTTGTGACTTGTTTTGGTGCTTACCTTGGCCCCGGTACTTTTTGCCTTGGCGCACCGTCACAAAGTAGGTGGCTTTGTGGGCATTGGACTTTTCTGGGATGTAGGCCGTCACGATGGAGCGTTTGAGCGTGCCAGGGGGTTGGTGTTTGGGTTGCGCTTGCGTCAGGACAGGCGCATTGATGCGGGCTTGGTCGCGTACGACGCGCGCGCCCGCATTCACCGAAGCGCGCAGCACATTGCGGGCGATATTGGTAGGCAAGGCTTGCATGGCGCGCTTGAGTTCGGTCAAGCCCTTGATGTGAACCAGCTCAGCCATCGTTCATCCCCTCAGTGACCATCGAAGTCACTTGCCGATTGCGCTCTTCGTCATTGATAGCCGCGTGGATGTTGAAAACCCGGCTGCCGCACACGATGCGCAGTTTTGGCAATTCCAGCGGATCGGCAAAGCGGTGGGTGTATCGCACCAGGATTTGGTGCGTGAGCTGGGCGTTAAAGGCTTGCGCCACCAAGGCCTGCCTGCCCGACAACGGCACGATGGCCGCGCGCAGTTGGGCCACATCGCTCCAGGTGAGCACTTGCGCGCCGTGGGAGTCGCGCTGCATGTCCCGGCGCTGCAGCACAATGGTTTTACTCAATTGACCTGCTTGCATGCCCCGCCCTCAGTAGTCCAGCAGCCGGTATGGGCTGAGCAGTGCATCGGCCAAGGGCAACGGAGCCAAGGTGATGGCCCGGCCCGTCAAAACCTCTTCCCGGTTTTCATACAAAGCACCAATGCGCAGCAGCATCCAGCGCTTGATCGACTCGGGCACAGCCTCGGGTGAGCCAAAGCCGCAGGTGTAGGTGACACTGACGGCGTTGATTTCGGCCCGGGTGGCGGGCCAAGAGGTGCCGTAAGCGGGCACCAAACGGCAGGGTTCGGTGATCTTGTCCAGCTTGTAACCTGCAGCATCCAGGGTGCGCTCAACCCCCTCGGGGTCGATGTACAGGACCGTAGTGATGGCACCGAGCGGGGCATGGTCCAGCGTGATGGCACCGCTTGGGAACTGGTCCAGCACCAGTTTTCGGGTCTGGGTGACCAAGGCCCGGCGTGTGTCGTGCTCGGCATGCTGGCGCGCAGCCGTGATCAAGGCCCCCAGCAACACGTCGTCGGCGTTGTCATCGATGCGCAGGTGCAGCTTGACCTCGGCCAAAGTGACCGGCTCGGCTGCGGGTGCGGTGACCAGGACACTGGGCATCACTTGGCCTTGCTGGCAGGTTTGGCTGGAGCTGGCTCGGCAATGGCCTGGACGCTGGGCATGGCTGCACCGCAGGCAATGGCGTCACACGCCACTTGGTCCGGGGCCAGCACATGATCGCCCGCCTTGTAAGCGTCGAAGTCTTGCAAAAATTCAATGTTTTTCATGGGCGTCTTTCAAAAGAAAAACCCCAGAACGCACCAGGCGCTCCGGGGTTGGTTCATCAAGCGGCTGCGAACTTCAGCACCTTGATGGCTTCGCTATTGACCAGCGCACCACCGACTCGCTTGGTGGTGTAAAAGCCAATGTAGGGCTTGTTGCTGAACGGATCGCGCACGACACGGGTGCCGATGCGGTCCACGATCAGGTAGCCCAGCTTGAAGTTACCGAACGCCAGCGAGAGGCTGCCAGCGCCTTTGGCTGCGATGTCCTCGGCTTCCACCACGGGGTAACCCAAGATGGTGTCGGCCACGCCTGGTGCCGTGGTGGGGTTGAACACATAGCGGCCTTGGTAGTCCTTGAATGCCATGATTTCAAACAACAAGGCTTTGTTGGTCACCCAAGAGCAGCCGTTGCGGTAGGCCGCTTTCATCTTGCTCACCACGGTGAACAGGTCGTCTGCGGGGTTGACCGTGGCCGACAGGGTTTTCCAAGCGCCCGAAGTGCCGGTGGCGATGTGCTCGATCGTGCCGAAGGCGCGAGTACCGTCAGCGGTAGCGGCCGTAGCGCCAGCCAAGAAGCCGGTGGGCTTGTTGGTGCCATCCCCCGTGATGAAGGCAGCGCCCTCGGCCCGGGCGAACTCGGTGGCCACCTCGCTGGCCAGCCACTGCTCGGCGTTGAAGAACACGTCGTCCAGCATCTGCTGCGTGGCCTGCGGGTTGGCGTACAGCTCGCCCATGGTGGGCTTGATGTCGGCCAGCACCGAGGTGGCAGTCGCCGGACGGGCGTCCGTTTCACCGACCCAGCCAGAGACCGTACCGTGCTTGTTGACCAGCTTGTGGTAATCGGTCGTGCTGATCTGCACCACGGTGGACAGTGCGCGCATGGGGCTCACGTTGATGGCCAGATCGGCAATCATGGAGTCAATGGTTTTGGGCACGGCGTAACCACCGTCGGCACCGCTGTTGGTAGACCAGGCGTAAGCCTTGGCTTCCAGCTCGGCCAGACCGTCTACCTTGCCTTTGCGCATGAAGCCATTGAAGGCTTGTTTGTGCTCGACTTCGGCTTGGTTGACCTCTTTGCCGTCCGAACCAAAGTGCGGACGTTTGGCTTTGGCTTCCATGTCCTCGATGAGGCGTTTTTGCGCCAGCATGTCGTTTTGGATGGCCGCCATCTTGGCTTGCATGTCGGCGGTGGCACCGCCCTTGTTCAGCTCTTCGATGCGTGCATCGTTGACCTTTTTGAACTCTTCAAACGCACGGTTCGAGTTTTCAATGGCGTCCAGGATTTCTTTACTCATGTGAATGCTCCAGAAATGAAAAAACCCGCTCAAGGCGGGTTGGTTGGGGGGATTGCAGGGACTGCTTACGGGGTCAGCAACTGGGTTCGCAGCGCAAGCGCTTTGATCAGTTGCCGGGTTTCGTCTTCGTCCACAGACTCACTCTGGGTCAGACTCTTGATGCGTGACACAAGGGCCACAGCTTCAGAACGCGAGAAACCACCTGCATCACGCAGAATCCTCTCAGCGCTCTTGAAATCGACGACTTCTTCAATCGACTTGATGTGCATGACGCGCGCGGCGTCGTTCATGGGGAACGTGACCAGGGAAACCTCCCACAGATCACCTTTGAGGATGGTTCGCACCCCGCTTTTGCGGTCGAAATCGTCCTCTTTGGTCTGAAACCCTATGCTCATGCCGCTGATGGCTTTCATCTGCATCAGCTCATAGGCTTCGGCACCGCGTTGGGTTTTGAGGGCCAACTTGCCCTCCACGTAGAGGCCGTGATCGTCTTCGCGCATGGTGGTGAAGGTGCCAATGGGCTCGGACTGCTTGTGCTGCCAGAGCAAGGCGGGCAAGCGGCCTTTGGCACTGTGAGACTTGAGCGAATCGGCAAAGGCTCCAGGGGCGACGATGTCATCGCCTTGATCGAGATTGCCGTAGACGCTACCGTAGCCAGCAAAAGTGCCGCTTGTTGAAACATCTTTGATCTCAAAGGGTTTGTCGAGGTGAAACATTCAGGGCCTCATTTTTGGGGTTCGGTGGGCGAAGCGTTGGCTTCGGAAGAGGGTTCGGGGTTGGACTCGGGCTCATCAGGCTCAGGCGGACGGGTGCCGTCTTCCATGTTCAAAGGAATCAGCGGCAAGTCCAGGCCATCGATCGGGCTGAGCACGATGCCCAGCTCGCTTTCGGCAGCACGCGCCTCGTTGCGGGTCATCCAGCCGTCCAAAATACCGTTGTGGTACAGCGCGCTGCGGGCACTGGCATCGCCGCGCAGCAAGCCCGAGACGTTGAATTTGGCGGTCAGGGTAGTGCGTTCGGCAGGCGTCATCAGGTAACGTTTGATGGCTTTTTCAATGCGCACCAGCC